AAATATTTTTAATGCTTAATTTTTAGAAGATACAATACCTTTTTGACGTACTAAACGAGGTGGCTCACTAGAATTGCGCGGAGTTGGTGGCGGTGTAGTGATACAAGATTGTGAACGTTCAATTTGTGTAAATGCAGTATTCATACTACTTTTTTGCCTATTTACAACATTTCCAACAGACCTATATGCTGACATACACTCGTCTTGTGTTTCACTATAATTAATTGCATGAGTTGGTAAAATACCAATTTTTGATGCTTCTAAAATAGCATCTTGATTAGCACCTAAATAAAGGATTTCAATATTGTATGATTTTTGTGCGCTGTCAATAAGTTTTTTAAGAGACTTTGCATTAAAGTTTTTACTACAATTTTCACAACCATCTGTAGCAACATAAATTAAGCACTTGTCATAACAATTTGGATTATGAAGTTTTTTCTCCATAAAATAAGTTAGAGTTGAACCAATAGCATCATATAACGCTGTTTGCCCACGAGGAACAAATTGTCTTAATTCGATTGGTCTAACCTCATTAATATTTAATGACTTAATTAACATTTTTTCTTCGTGGTCAAATAATTTAATAGATACATTTACCTGCTCATTTGGTTTTAAATCTTGCCTAATAACTTCAAGCGAAGAGTTTACTCCACCAATAGTATCTTGCTCTTTACCACACATAGAACCCGAACGATCAATAATTGCAACAACCTCTTGAGTAAATAGTGCCATAATATATTAATGTTATAATGTTAATAATAAATTTAATAAAATATGTAATCAATTTTTTTTTGTTTTTAATATTTTGTTTTTAATATTTTTATTTAATATTTTGTTTTTTAATATTTTGTTTTTTAATATTTTGTTTTTTATATTTTGTTAAAAAAAATTATTTTGTTAAAAAAAAATTGATTACTAATTAATAATAATTAGTAATCAATATTTACTAAAAATAAAAAATGCTAAAACAGCAAATGCTTATTGAAAAAACTAATTATGAACCGCATCTTAATATTGAATTGATTACAGGAGCATTTATAGAAAATAAGTTTAAAAACATATGTGCGCGAACTATTTGTGATGCTTATGTTAATGAAATTTTAATAATTGAATATTTGAAATATAGACTGTATAAAGAGCCCGAAACATTTACTGATACAACATTTGCTATAGATTTGCCATTTGTTCAAGATTATATTGAACATATAAAGAAAGTTAGCATAACTTGTGAAGATATTCCTGTAATAACTTATGTATATAATACACTATTGCGCGAACCAGGAGACAGGGAACTGTGGCCACATGATGAAGCCTCGTTAATCCTCGATAAAATACATTGCTTCTTTGATATTGATGAAAACAAATTAGCAAATGAATTAATAGAAGTAATAAGTGAAATTTATTATAATACATTGTTTTAAGGCATAAAACTAAAAAATTGATAAAAAATTTGAAAACATTTTTTTAATAAAAAATGATTAATGATTATTATGCTCGTGAGGTTTATACTCAATTATTGAAAAATTGCTGTAATTTTATTAATAAAAACTGCTTAGATATTGGAACAAGAAGTGGAGTAAATTGTGAAAATTTAGTAAGAGTTGGTGCATCAAGTGTAGTAGGTATTGATATAGACTCTTCACGCTTTCATGAGATGTGGGTTAATAAAAAAATTACACTTTTAAAGCAAGATTTATTAACAATGGACAATTCTAATAAATTTGATGTAATTACATGCTTTTTATGGAATATGCCTTATTTACAATATACTAATATAATGAATAAAATTAAAGAACTTCTAAATCCAGATGGTTTAGTGTATATAGGTATTGCTGATCAAATATATAAGTATGATCCGCCTAGTCCTTATAGTGTAAATATTGTTGAATTATTAAAAAAACATTTTAATAATACAAGAATTTTAGATACTAACTGTTGCCAATGGTTAATAGAAGCTAAAAATCCATTTTAATTAAATAAAATGATAACAATTTTTAGAGCAATAATAAAATTTACTTTGTTTTTTAAAAAAATCGTGCTGTAGTTTATATTTTTTATTGCAAATATGACATTTTATATTTGTTAAATTATTAACATAATACATTATATCATCATTTAATATTAATATTTTAAATTTATAATTTTTTGCTTTTAATTTTAAAAACATTACAAAATTAATAATACTATATTTATATAATTTTTATATATTTTTTATATATTTTTTATATATTTTTTATATATTTTTTATATATTTTTTATAACGTATTATGTAGCAAATTTTTCTTGTAATTTTTTTATAAACAATTCTAAATTTGTTTTTAATAATGTGGAAGTTGAACATAATGCTTTTAAGGTATTTCTTTTAGTTCCTGATTTTTTATCATATATTAAATAATATTTATCAGTATATGTTTCGTGTTTTCTAATAGTAATATATTTTGGCAACACTACTGAAATTTTTTTATTTTGTGAAATATTAACTATTTGTTTTTCATCTTTTATAACTTGCTCCTCTGTTTTTATAACTTGCTTTTCATCTTTTATAACCTGCTCGTCTGTTTTTACAACCTGCTCCTCCGTTTTCATAACTTGTATAGAGTCATTATTTTTTTTAGTTATTTCATATTCTTCTTCAATAATTAACAACATTTTTTTTATTTCTTCTAATTTTTCTAATATACTTATTTTATTTGATTTAGATGATACATATAATTTATTATGTATATTGTGAGGATGTTTTTCTATTTTAAAATATTCTCTATAACATTTATTTTTTTGGTCATAACATTCTTTATAATAATTAACATAAATAGGTATACTGGATTGTTCTATATTAGCAGGTAGTTTTACTGCATTATGCTTTCTTTCTCTCTTACATTCTTCTTTTTTTATCATAATATTTGAAATGTCGCTCATTTATATAAAAATATTACATTAAAATATTACAGATTTTGTTAAATATAACCAAAAGAAAATTCCAACAAACGCTTTGGCAGTTAAGTCTAACATATTATATCCTATTAGTTTAATTGCTTCATTTGCGTGATAAAATACGCCATATAAAGACCACAATCCTAAGTATAACCAAAATATTAATTTAGATTGGTATGTTGCTTTTAAACTTGTCATAAATAGTTTCCAAATTGTGCCAAATGTTAAAAATAAGAATATAAAACCCATAAAACTTGCTAAATTTCTATTTAATAAACCTATTTCTCCACTATATCCAAATCCTAACATTAAAAGATTAAAAAATAAAACCAATAAAAATGGTTTAAATCTAACTGGTATTTTATTTTCATAACCTAGCAACATAGAAAGTGCCAATAACATAAAAGGAGTAGTGATTACCCAATCAGAATAGCGCATAGTGTTAATTTTTGCTAAAGGCAGATCATCAACAGAATCACGATTTTCATCTTTTGTTGAGTCATTCTTTGTTAAGTCATTCTTTGTTGAGTCATTCTTTTGTGATTTATTTATTTGTTCTATAAATAATCCATAAAAATAACTAGCAATAACAGAAATGCATGTTTCTAAATTTAAAATATGACGAACTTGTGGAATAGGACTTCGCAATGCTTCAATAAATGTAATTACTGAAGTAGTAAGTAAAAAAATATATGTAATATAAAAACTACTAATGACCAAAGATGTATTCATCGTAATACTTATATACTTTAAAATATTATATTTTAAAGCATTAAAGTAAAGCATTAAAGTTTTGTTTTAATAAAATAAAACTTTAATTGAAAATAAATAAATTAAGTTATTTAATTCGAGTAAGCTAGACCACCCATACCCGACATAATGCGGAGAACATTGTAGTTAACAGCATAAACACGAACTTTAGCAGTGCTTACACCTGAAACTGTAGCATTAGATAAAACCAACTGTAAGGTGGCATTGTCAATTCGCGAGAAGTTGCATGTGCCGGATGGCTGATGTTCTTCTGGTCTTAATGCAAATGAGTAAACATTAATACCAGTGTCTGGCGCGCGAGTGTGGTGCTGGAAAGGCTGAACTAAATCAAAGTATGTGCCTTCACGCTCCGAAAATCTGTCTTGACCATTTAACTGTAATTTGGCAACAACGACTGGGTTCTCACCCCAGCAATGCATGTCTAAGGCAGTTTCAGCTAAAACGAAAGTTCCCGCATCTGAGACACCCGAGTCACTGGTATTAGTAGTACCACCCCAAGCACCACTTGCACTAACAGTAATGTCATTGGCAAATGGGTCTTGGAACATTCCACTTGTATTAATAAATGTATTACCACCTCCAGATGAAGTAATATTAGTTTTACCACCAAAAGCATGAACCGCATTTGGTAAGGCATCAAAAGCATCTGTGTAGTTGAAAGGTTGGGCACCTAATAATCTATTTAAATCATTGTTAGCAGTTGTTGACGCACAATAATCAACATTTGCATCTGGCTGAACAACCCATATTAATTCTTTGCATGGATGATTTAAATTTAATTTAATTTTGTTTGATGATGAACCAACCGACTCATCACCAGT